GACAGTAAGATTATTTTCTGTGGTGATGCTGCACAAACTGACTTGCAAAAGATCAGTGAGCGTACAGGCATCATTGACTTCCAACGTATCCTACAACAGATGCCTGAGTTCGCAATGATTGAATTTGGTATCGATGATATCGTTAGATCTGGTCTAGTTAAATCTTATCTGATTAATAAAATCAATCTGGGTTTATGAATCTCTTTAAACACATAGGTCTAGACCCTATTGAGATGGTTGCTGAATCAGTTAATGGTAAACGTATGTACCTCACACCTGAGGGATCTAAGTTTCCATCTGTTACTACAGTGATCAGTAACAATGCAAAAAAGAAAGCAAGTATCGCTAAGTGGCGAGCTCGTGTTGGTGAGAAGGCAGCAAACGCTAAGACTTCTCGTGCTACTGGTAGAGGAACTAAGTATCACTCTATCGTAGAAGACTATCTAAACAATGACTTAGACTTAAAAAAGTATAAGGCACATCCCCTTCCTGTACTGATGTTTCAGCACAGTAGGTCTGATTTAGACCGTATAAATAATATTTACTTGCAGGAAGCAGCACTCTACTCTAAACATCTTGAAGTGGCGGGGCGTGTTGATTGTATAGCAGAGTTTGATGGCGTCTTATCTATTATTGATTTTAAGACTGCTGAGGAACCAAAACGAGAGGCGTACCTTTACGATTACTTCGTTCAAGAAACAGCATATGCTTGCTGTTTACAAGAACTATATGGGTTGTCAGTTAAACAACTCGTAACTATTGTTGCTTGTGAGAACGGTGAAACTCAAGTCAAGGTGGTTCCACCTAAGAAAGAATTCTTTATTAGATTAATGAGTTACATCAACGAATACCAAGAACAGTATGGAGAAAAAACAATTATTAGAGGATAGATTTATGACATCTGCGAGATTTTCGCAGGAGGTGGAGAAGATTGCTCATGCCAATCAAGATATGAATTACATTGATTCAGTTATACATTACTGTGACCTCAATGAGATTGAACTTGACAGTGTGAATAAATTAATTAGTAAACCTCTAAAAGAAAAATTACGTCATGAAGCACAGCAATTAAACTTCATGAAAAAAACAAGTCGTGCCAAATTAATGTTAGTCTAATGAGTAGTTTCTTCCAGTCCGAATTAGTACGTGGTGACATCCAAGAGATGGTAGAGTTACAGCAGTTCTGTTTTAGATCTGCTATGAACTTTGTCCTTCTAGATGAGAAAAGGAGGATCGAATATTTCGATGCTCTACTAACACTAATAGAAAAACAGAAGATCTTTTATGCTCGCATTAAATTAAGTGAAGATCCCGAAGCTAAGTCTGTCCTTGAGACAATGAAGCAAGGAGTCATCATGTTAGGTGCAACACCAGACACACCCATTGAACAAATGTTTGATGAGTTAATCGAGAAAGTTCGTTACCTCAAGCAGAGGTATGAGAACGGCGAAGGACCACCCGATTGGAAACCAACATACAATTTTCCAAAAGGTTGACGCCCGACCCTTCGCCTGTTATAATATTCAAGTGATGAGGGCAACTGGGTTCTAACTACCACGACTTAGAAGCGTGGATATGACGTTAGGTAAAACCGCCACATAAGAGCACCCCAGATACAAACCAAATCCAATTAAATCCGATAAAATCCTATGTCTTTTGCAGATCTTAAGCGTAAATCCCAGACCAATTTTGACTTCCTCCAGAAGGAACTAGAGAAATCATCCAGCAATAAGAATGTTGATGAGCGATTCTGGAAACCAGAGGTTGACGCTTCTGGAAATGGATATGCAGTTATCCGTTTCCTACCAGCACCTGAGGGAGAGACTCTTCCTTGGGCAAAACTGTACTCCCATGCCTTCCAAGGACCTGGTGGGTGGTACATTGAAAATTCCCGTACAACACTTGACCGTAACGAAAAGGATCCCGTTGGTGAAGTGAACCGCCGTCTCTGGAACAGCGGTGATGACGGAGATAAAGAGACTGCTCGTAGGCAGAAGCGTAAGCTTCAGTACTACAGCAACATCTATGTTGTTAAAGATCCAAAGCACCCTGAGAACGAAGGTAAGGTATTCCTTTACAAGTATGGCAAGAAGATCCATGATAAGATCCTCGCTGCTATGCAACCTGAGTTCCAAGACGAAGAGAAAGTAAACATCTTCGATCTTTGGGAAGGTGCTAACTTCAAACTGAAGATCAAAAAGGTTGCAGGTTTCTGGAACTATGATTCTTCTGAGTTTGATTCTATCTCTGCTCTTAGTGCAGATGATGATGAACTTGAAGCAGTTTGGAAGCAAGAGCATAGTCTCTCTGCATTCACTGCACCTGATCAGTTCAAATCCTACGATGAACTACAGCAACGTTTGAACCTTGTGCTTGGCATTGGGCAACGTCCTGTTGCTAAACCTATCGATGAGTCTCTTGAAGACTTGAGTACAGGTCGTGGATATGATCATGCTAGTGATGATTTTAACGAGACTCCTAAGTCTTCTTTCCGTCAGCAAATGAGTGCTGCACCATCTCCTGTTAAGAAAGAAGCAGTAGTAGAAGATGATGATGCACTGTCATACTTCGCTAGTCTAGCGGAGGAGTAATGAAAGACCTTAAGATTCCCTTCGCAGTACTATCCTTCTTGCTTGTTCAAGCAGGTGGTGCTGTGTGGTTCGCATCTCAACTTGAGTCAAGAGTAACTGCTCTTGAAACTAAATCATTGAAGATCGCAGAACAGAATCGTAAGTTCCTTGTCAACGAAGTTATCCCTGCATTCAAAAGGGATAACTGGTTGGGACAAGGTTGGGAAAACAAACACTTCTAATGAATAAATACCTGAGAGCATTATTTCATCCAATAACCCAGATCAATTTATTGTTTCTGGGTTTTTTAATAGTAATACAACTTGTACATACCAGAGCTCATCATACGTATGAGGTTGATGTACATGGATGGAATCATCAATTCATACAAAAGAATCCTGACGCTTGCAATAGTTATGAGTAAGAAAAAAAAGATCGAGAAACTAACGAAGCGTCTCGATCAATTAATAGCAGACAATCTAGTTCTGTTGACACGAATTGCATCACTAGAAAACAAATTTGATAATCAGATTTGTGAAAAGTGAAAAAAATTCTCCGCCAATTTTTTGGTCAAAAAAGTCAACCAGATTTTTTTAATTTATTATTGATATAATTGTCGTCTTGTTTGTAGAAGTTTTTCTTTCTGAAATCATCTACAAACTGTTTGAAGTAAGCAGGTTTAAGGAGATAGATTTCTCTTTTCTTCTCATTCTCTTCAGTATAATATTCAGAGATGGTAACGGGGCGACAAACCTCGTTGCCATTTTTTATTGTCATGACACCATCTATGTTTAACTTATGAGTTCTATCATAGAAAGTCTTATCTACATGCATACCAGCAGTGTAGTGACCAACATCATAGGTTTCATAGTGTCTAATAGTTCCTAGTGGATCATTAAATTCAGACTCTAATACCTTAGTGAGTTCTGCATTAGTCATTGGCCAATCGTAGTTAGCATTAACCATATTATTTGTCAGTAAGATAACCCAATCATAGAATGGATCACCGTATGCTTTATCTGCTACACTATCAGGACGTTCACCATCTTTAATTGAATACTTGTTAAAGAATGCTGCATAGGAAAATACATCCTGATTGACTTGGTATCTACGAAAGAAATTCTTTGCAGTTACAAAATCAGATTCAGAGAAAGGATAACTAATTGGTTTCTCATCGTATTCGATGTTTGGAATGAGTGAAAAGTACATTAGTAATTGTCTACCTCTTCTGCAAATATGAGTTTGGTTTCTTGGAAGTTTAATGATAAACTATATGCTACCATAGTACCATCATCATATGTAGCATAGGTTCCATCAGGTGTGAAGTTTATATCAACCTGAGTCACAGCACACATTTTATATTGTGGTACATCTTTATTTAATCCACCACCACGCATGAATGATACTTTACAAACGTTTGGTACTTTAATAAAGTTGTTAGCAGCATTCTTTCCTTTTGAGAAGTTTAATTCTGTACCATCAGAAAATCTAGGTAGCATTCCACGTTTAAAGATCCTTAATATATCTTTGATCTCTGCTGCTTCACTTTTATTTCTTGGCACTAACTTATAGTTTAATGCAAAGTTTCTTAGATCAGTTCCACTGAATAGTAATTCAACGTTAGGGTTAAGAATAACACCACGAGTAGCACCAAAGACATCATTCTGACTTAGACTCTCACCAGTTATTGCTGAGATAGTTTCTCTAATTGTTTTATTTCCTATGTTTGGAGCAAGTTGAGAGAATGCATCACCAATTGAATTTAAAGTATTCTGTGCTACTTGTCCTGCATCACCAGATCCTGCTGTAGATAGTACATCTCTACCAATGTTACTGAATGCTTTACCACTCCAGTTCGCTTTGTATCCAGTAGAGATATCTTCTGGCATGTATAGAATGACAGGTTTTTCCGCTGTTTTCTCATAGAAATCTGCCCTAGTTACACTCTCATTATACAATGCAACTGGTGTACTATTGTTTTTGGTGGCACCTTTGTTTATATCTTGGAAAGGAGGACGGTACTCATAGAATTCAAACATAACATAGTCAGCATCCTGTGCCATTGCTACGTCTCTTGGGTAACGTCTAGCACCAGTAGTACTACTCATAGTAGGTGGTTCTAATTGATCAAACAATGTTGATCCACCTGCACCCTCTTGTTGTTGCTTTTCATATTCTATCTTAGTTATTTTATTCCAATCAGTTCCATTCCACTTCCAATAAGTGTTTGTCCTTCTTCTCTTCTTGGTTACGACAGTCTGTCCTATCCTAGTACCATTGACAAGTGGTTTGCCTGTGCTGTGATTAGACTTCATTTACTGTGCCATCTCCTTTGATTGTTTAGTTCCATAACTAGCAATTACTCTGGAACCTTTGATCTTATCGTAGAAAGCTTCATCTGTGTCTTCCCATACCATCTCTGGTTTAATAGGAAATAACATGCCATTAAGGTCTTTAACAAAATCTGCTGTTGGTAGGAGAATGGCAGTGTCCCATTCAGAAGCAGCAAGATCAAGATACAGACCTTCTACGTGTGCTGTTAGATATTTATGGAAACACTTCTTAGGTAAGTCAATTCTACCTTGCATTAGTTTCTTTGTGGCGAGTATTCTCTTCTTTGGAGAGAGATAATGTAGGTTTGCTCCCCAGAACTCACCTCTACTAACTGCCTTAAGTACATACACTAAAGGAAATCTATCATAGTAAGGCAACCATCTCATCTTTGCCTTATACTCAAACATATACATGTGTCCAGTTGCTGTAGTCTTTCTCAACTCATTCATGTCTTGTTCTACAGCGACACCTCCACGGTCTTTACTTTCGTCTCGTATATACTTTTTAAAATTCTTTTTATATCTACTAGATTCTGCTTTTACGGCAGATCTATACCAAGAGAGAGATTTCTTTTCCCCTCCTGTCTTTGCGTTTACTCTTTCAAACAGGGTTTTGTATCCTGGATCCTGATTTACGGTGTTGCGTTGTACTGCGGCGAATCCTGTTGCCATTTGTCATACTCCTAGGTGATCTTCGGTTAGTATCAAGAAGCTCATCTGCCTGTCTTCACAATACTCACGTGCCGCTGACCACTTAGTTTGGTTCTTTGCGTATGTTAATGCAGCATTTCTGTATGAGGCAGTTCTTTTATTTTTGTCATTCGGTGGTTTAGTTTGTTTCTTTGGTTTTATTTCAATAATGTACTTGGCAATACTTCCATTCTTTTCACGAACTTTAATATAAAAGTCTGGATAGTATCGTCTTATTCTACCATCTGGAGCACGGTAGGGAATGATTACCTCTTCGCTCCCCCATTCCATTATTGAAGGATTATTATCACAGAACACCATGAACTTTCGTTCCCATAATGATCTATAGATAACACGTGTTGGATTACCGCGATACTTTTTGGGATTTACAGGTTTATAGATCCCAGAGTATGCCATAAATATAAAGTGACCAACATAGGTATTTAGCGTGTCAATAGATCGCTTGTTAGCAACAATGTCAGCGAACGGTGGAATGTCGTTCAGTAATAACTTTGTTGTAAAGTTTGCAAACCCACCCATTACACCGCCAGGTGGACAGACCACAGATTATTTTGAGATGTTTTGTAGCGAAGCACAACTTCCAAACACAAACACAGCTCAAGGTGAAATTAATGGATCTTATGTTGGTAGTGGACAGGTTAAGTATCCACATAGTAGAATCTTTACCGAGTTTCAATTGGGATTCTTATGTGATGCTAACATGAACTCATTAAAATTCTTACAGGACTGGGTTGATTACATCTTTGATGAAGAAGGCGAAGAAGTAGTAGGAAAGTCACTCACAGAAATACAATCACTATCTTTCGGTCCACTTAGAGCAGAGAACAGAACTATTAGACTTAAGTATCGTGATGACTATGCATGTACTGTATTGATTAGTAAGACTGAGCAAGGTGGTAACTCTGCTACTGAAAGAGCACCTATAAGTTATGTTATGGAGAAGTGTTACCCATATGCAGTTGATGCTGTACCAATGCAGTTTGGATCAAGTCAGTTAACTCAAGTAACAGCACAGTTCTCCTACATGAGACATTATACGATTAAGAATGATATTACTGACATGGGTACTCTTATTAAACCTCAAGGAGTACGTGATGTCTTTGCAGGTTTAAATAGAGAAGCAACCGACCCAAATACATTAACTATCAATGATTTTCAGTAAAATTGACTTTTTGATTCCATAAAAGTGGGAAAAATTTCTCCGCTATTTTTTGGTCAAAAAAGTCGAGCTAAATATAAATATGAACTGATCTAGAGATTATGGCGTTACCACAGGTTTCACTACCAACTTATGAGTTGGAAATCCCTTCAAATGGCAAAAAGATCAAATATCGTCCATTTGTCGTAAAAGAAGAAAAATTATTACTATTAGCACTTGAATCTCAGGATGAAAAGCAGATTGAAGAAGCTACTAGAGTATTGTTGAAGAATTGTATACTATCTCGCGTAAAAATAGAAGATTTAGCAATATTTGACTTAGAGTATATTTTCCTTAATATCCGTGCAGTCTCTGTTGGCGAAGTTGTCGAAATGATGCTTACATGTGAAGATGACGGAAAAACTCAAGTTAAGTATAATCTTAATTTAACAGATGTTAAGGTTATTAAGCCAGAAGGGCATAAAAACAAAATTATGCTTTCTGACACTATGGGTATTATAATGAAATATCCAACATTTGACACTTTTATCAAAGTTTCGGTTATTGGTAGAGAACAGTCAAGTGACGATATGGTGGAAATTATGGCAGCTTGTATTGATCAGATTTTTGATGGAGAAGACGTATATGATAAATCTACTACTACCAAGAAGGAATTCATTTCATTTATTGAAGGATTGACAAATAAGCAGTTTGAAGAAGTTCGACAATTCTTTGAAGCTGCTCCTGTTCTAAAACATGAGATTAATGTGAAAAACCCAGAAACTGGGGTCGATAACACGTTCGTCATTCAGGGGCTAACCAATTTTTTCGGATAGCACTCTTTCATATGTCGATGGAGGGGTACTACAAAACCAACTTTGCTTTGATGCAGCACCATAAATACAATTTGAGTGAGATTGAGAATATGATGCCTTGGGAAAGACAAGTTTATACTAGTCTTCTCATGCAATACCTAGAACAGGTAAAACAAGAACAAGAGAAACAAGCAAGGCAGTAATGGCACACGGTTTTTTGACACCATCTCCAGTAACAGGCGAAAGCAAGATCTGGAAAGAAATAAAAAAACAATTTGACAAACTGCGTGACAAAGAGTCTAAAAAACTCGATGATATCGACAAAAAGGTTAGTCAGATCCAAAATCTGTTGACTGGTGCTGATCAGAAGGCATTACCACCAGCAGCAGCAACTAAGATGCTGTCTGGAAATAAAACAAAACTTTTAGGTGCAGGTGGTGGTTTAGTAGAGAAGAATCCAACTGATATTGATGTAAAAACAGGTAAAAAGTTGCCACCTGGCGGACCTAGATTACCTGGCAAAGCAAAAGGTGGTACTTTCACAAATATGGGTTCACCTAGTCCATCGGGTGGACTAAATGGTGGTAATTTCTTTTCTAAAGCAGTTATTTCGGGAGTTGATGCTAATACTGGGGAATATTTAAGTAAAGAAGCAAGAGTTGCTGCTTTTAAAGCAGGTAGAGTACAGAGTGTAAGACAAGCAAACCCAGCAGGAGGTATTACTCCTGATAGTGGTGCTGATATTGTTGCTGCAATGAATAGGAATACAGCAGCAATTGTAGAATTAGTAGATGTTACTAAGGATCAGACAAAGAACGATAGTAATATAGCTCAAGAGCAGATACAAGCACAAGACACAATGTTGTCTCGTCAAGCAGCGAGAGCAGAAGAAAAATCTTTAGAACAAGGTAGTGATCTCTCTGGTTTCTTAAAAGCAGAGACATTTAAGAAGAAAAATGATGGTCAAGGTGGATCTGGAGGAGGTGGAGGAGGTCTACTTGATCTTCTAGGTACTGGTGCAGATTTATTGAGTCTTCGTCGTCGTGGTGGTCGTAGAGTTAGATCTAGACCAAGAAGTCGTATTAAGGTTCCTACAACTAAAAAACCAAATGGTGTAATTAGACCTAGAGTAAATAAACCACCAGGAAAAGGATTTAAGTTCCCCAATTTATTTGGTGGTAAGAAACCAGGAGTATCAAAACCAGGATTTAAAATGCCCAACATGAGAGGTTTGGGTAAATTTAGTAAATCAAATGCTCTTCTTAATACTCTATTTGCTGGCATGGAGTTTGCTGGTAGAAAGAGTGATGGTCAGACTAACGTACAGGCAGGTGTAGGAACTGCCGCTTCTACTACTGGAGGTCTTGCTGGTGCCGCTCTTGGAGCAAAGGGTGGTGCCGCTGCTGGTGCTGCTATAGGTGCTCTGTTTGGTGGTGTTGGTGCAGTACCTGGTGCTGCTATTGGTGGTGTCCTTGGTGGACTACTTGGTGGTTTTGGTGGAGCATCTTTATTTGGTTGGGGTGCCGATAAGGTGACTGGTGCTGATAAAGTTGTTCCTAATAGAATGGGTGGTATTATTTCTAAACCTATTCTTAGTTTAATGGGTGAAGGTAATAAGAAAGAAGGTGTTTTCCCACTAGAAGGAAAAGAAGGAGAAAAAGTATTT